ATAAAGGTCTGGAGCTACACGACAATTAAATAACATATCACCAGGTGCGGCATCACTAGTCCAGTTAAAGGTAGTCAAATAAGACTCTCTCTTAACATAATCTAATACTGCCATCTCATCCTTGCCTTCAAGTCCTGTAACCCTAGGGTCAACAGTGACTTCATTCTTGGAATCTAGTGTTAATTTATTTACAGGATCTGCAGCATCCACATTAGAAACGTTACCCAAAGGTACTGGTTTCATAATAACTGGATCTGTAATCACTGCTGGTCTACTATAACCAAATAATCGTGCCACATCACCTACACCACTAGCTACTATTTCCGTAGCGCGTGCATAAGGTCTTATTAATGGTATGCTTTTTAACATCCCTGCTGCTTTCGCAACAGCGGAAGCTGGTTTAGAAATAATTCCTTGACCATACTCATCACCTGAATTCATAGTTCCAGATTGAGATGGTAATGCAGGAAGTCCTTGGGAAGTTGGCATTGTTAATGTAACATCAGTAGCCCATAAATATACATTTATGGTTACTGGGTTACCTACGTCAGTATGTCTCAAATTTCCAAAGGATCGAAATACAATTTCTCCTAAACCATCCGTAATACCCGCTTTTGTTAGTGGAATGTAATTCTCTTTATAAAAATAAGGAATTTCTAAAACTCCACCAGCATTCAAAGTTGGATTAAGGAAAATATGGGGCTTCTGAGAAGCTCCAACCAAATCGGCATCTAATGCAGCACCAAGACCACGTTCTATTGTAACTTGATCAAATCCACTTAAAGGATTATATGATACTAAAGCTCTGCCATAATGAAATGGTGTTCCACTAATTAATACTTTCATATGCAAATTCATGCGTAAAAGTTCAAAATTAGCAATCTTATCCCGGATAAAAGGATTAGTTAAATAAGCTGTCCATGGGTTTAATTCCTCATAAAGGGGAGTATTAATAGCCCATTGGTAAGTCGCCACATTAATAGGACGACATAGAAAATTACCTAAATCGCTATCAGAATTGTTCGCCAAATTGAATGTAGAATCTGGTGCTGTGGGCACAGTAGTGTTCCACCCAGCAGACTCATCAGCAAAAGTCGTGATCTCTGCTTTCGCA